ATTTCGCCATAAACGCCAACAGGATCGTTTTTGAAGCTCTTCAAGGGGTTCACCAGCGGACAGGCGTTTGCTGCCCATTTTCTGCCATCGCAGAGTTGGAAGCTACAGGAAAGTTGGATGCGGCTGGTGGCGAGGATGGAGTTCATCAGATTCTATCCACGATGAATGTAGCGTCTGGTAAGGTTTGCCAAGACATGGCCGACGATTATCGGAAGCACCTGCACCGCACAAAATCCTACCGAGATGTCATTACACTTTTCGAGAAGGAAGAACCAAACCTACGGACAGGTAAGACAAATCTAAAGGAATTATCGGAAACGATAATGAACTCTGCCGAGGATCGGACGACAAAAGTAAAACCAGTCAAAGACCTCATCATCGAAATCATTGATGAGATGGAAGGTAAAGCTGTAAAGGAATTCTTTCCTACTGGATTGCTCAAAGTAGATCGTGCGCTCAAAGGTGGAATGCACAAAGGAGAGATGATGACAGTAGCATCAGAGACAGGTGGTGGTAAATCTATCTACCTTGTCCAAGCAGCACTCGCTAACCTGCAAGATGGGAAGTCAGTTCTCTTCTTCAGCCTCGAAATGAAAGCGAAGGACATCCTAACTCGTATGGCTTGTAACTTGGCAGGCTACCCCGTGCGTGAACCAGAGGATTACAAGAACGCCAATCAACACGAACTCGCCAAAATCAGTGCCGCATTGTTGGAATTACACCAGTTACCCCTCGAAATCGTGGATGGAATAGCCGAAATTGACGAGATTGAGGCTCAAATCAACCGATACGTTGGAGAAAAACGGGCAGATGTAATTGTTGTAGATTACCTCCAAATCATCTCATCTGACGGGGAAGAAGGCAGAGAAAGTCAGATTTCGGAGATTGCAAGGAGATTAAAACTCGCAGCACTGAAGAATAACTCGATTATGCTTACTGCTTCTCAACTAAACGACGAAGGAAGACTACGCGAATCACGGGCGATTGGAATGCACTCTGACCAAGTAGTGTATATCGAACACATCAAGGACAAGAGTAGGCTGACGATCAAGAAGAACCGCCGAGGCGCAAGGAACTATATGACAGAAATCATCATGCGCGGTGACATTTCAAAACTTGAGGAGGTATACTAATGACAATCGACCAAGCATATGGAAAAGCATTGAAGTATCTGGAGGCGGCAAACGCCATCTGGGAAGCTCAAGACAAGGAAAGGTATTGCATTGCAGAGAACTATCATAACGAAGGACTCAAGATAATGAACCAATACTTTTCTGAAACAAAAGTATTGACACAGATACAAGATATTGATTCAATGCTGCCATGAGTGACACACCAGAGACAAATTCACGCGCATGGTCAGATCATAGCGAAGGTATTCTACATGAAGTAGTGGAAGCTAACTTCGCCCGAAAACTGGAACGCGAGCGCGACGATGCGCGGAAGAAAGCCGAACGCTATCGGATTGAAGCAAATGCAATGATGATGCAACGCGATGAGTGGGCAGCGATGTGCGGCAGATACAAACAAGAACGCGATGAGGCGATTCGGCAGCGCAATGAAACCAACGAGTCGTCGGTATTTAGCTGCAACTTTTACTACGAAGAAAAATTAAAAGCAGAACGCGAGCGCAACGAGGCGCGGGAGAAACTTGACGAAGAGATGAAGTGGCATCATCGAACTCATACAGAATTAGTTCAGACTCAATGCAAAATTTTAGATATGCAAATGGGCCGAGACGAGATTCAAGAGAAATACGATAACCTCGCAACAGAGCATATGCTGGCGGTTAATAAATTGTGTGAAGAGCGTGATGAGGCGCGGGAGCAAGTTAATCGCTACCGATATAATCTCGATTTACTTCCGATAAAGTGGGATATTTGAATACCATGATAAACTCAAGAGCTAAAGGAGCAAGAGGTGAAAGGGCTTGGCGTGACCAGCTTCGCGCCGAAGGCTACACCGCAAAACGAGGACAGCAATTCGCGGGAGGACAAGACTCACCAGATGTAATCTGTGAGGAACTGAAGGGTAAACTGCACTTTGAAGTTAAGTGTGTTCAGAATTTGAATTTAGATAAGGCTTGCGAACAGGCCGAGCGAGATGCTAAAGGCATTGCTTGGGCCGTGGCTCACAAAAAAAATAATAAGAACTGGAAGGTAACAATCCCTGCCGACACGTTCTTCAAACTACTAAGGGATGGAAGTGACGGATTATGAAAAAACCAACAACTAAAGCAGGTAAGGCCGCGAAGGTGGCTAAAGTAATGCGTGAATACAAAGCTGGCAAACTAAAGGCTGGCATCAACCCTAAAGGCCCGAAGAAAGCACCAATGGCTAAGAGCCGCAAGCAGGCCGTAGCAATCGCATTATCGCGTGCGGGAATTGCTAAAAAGAAATGAAAACGGGACTCTACGCAAATATCAACGCCAAACGCAAACGCATCGCAGCAGGTAGCGGCGAGAAGATGAGGAAGGTTGGAAGCAAAGGCGCACCGACTGCAAAGGCATTTAAACAATCAGCAAAAACAGCAAAGAAAAAGTAGTTATAACAAGTTTAGTGTAGTTTACGATAAACTTATAATATATGGAAAAGCGAGCGGGTGTATATGAAATTGAAATTGCTGGCTATAAATACTATGGCAGCAGCATCAATATTTACGCCCGTAAGCAAAACCATATAACAAAACTACGATCTGGAAAACATCGCAATCAACGACTGCAAAGATGTTTTGATAAATATGGAGAAGATGCTATGGCATTCAAGATACTTGTCCTTTGTGACGAAGAATCTGTTCTTGATGAAGAGCAAAAATATTTGGACGAGAATATCGGTAACGATAATTGTCTGAATTTTTGCAGAAGCGCATCTGCTCCAATGGCTGGAATTAAATTTTCAGATAATCATAAAAAGAAAATGTCAGAATCGCAGGTAAGAAATAAATACATTTTTTATTATGACTGTGGAAAAATAGAATCATTTGATAGTTTAAAACTTGCTGGTGATAAATTCGGAGTCAGAAGCTCAATTGTTTCTCGATGGTTTAAAAGAAAAGACCTTGGAAGAAATCACGGAATACTGCAATCCAGCAATATTATAAAAGCTGAAAAAATCGGAGATGAACATATTGTTTTATTACCATATAAATACAAACAAAAACCTTGGCAAATAGCTGGAGCATCCAGTCATAGTCAATACTACAGAGAAAAAAGAAATGAAATCAAAACCCGCAACTGGCAAAGCGTCAGTTAAAATAGTAAAAAACCCAAAAACTGGAAGAACCCGCAAGGTTTCTTACGGCCAAAAAGGAGCAAATGTTGATCCGGGATCAAAGCGTGGTGATTCCTACTGCGCCCGTTCAGCTAAGATCAAAGGTGATTGGAAATCCGACCCAAATAGTCCAAATAACTTAAGTCGCCGCAAATGGAAGTGCAAGGGGTCTAAGTCGATGAAATGAAGATCAACGGCAAAAACACGGAAGCTAATGTCGATGCAGACGATGGTAGGGTAGGGTGGAAATATCCACTAAACTCCAAGCAAATTGTAAGAGCCTGCGAAGACTTCTTCAAGAAGCGTGGAATGAAGCAATACGATTGCTGCGGCAGACCTAAGAAAACACAATGATTTGTCCAAAATGTGAATCACCTACTGAAGTCATCAATAGTAGAAAGAGAGATGGCACAGTAGTAAGGAGGAGGCTTTGTGCCTGTGGAGAAAGGTTTTCGACCAAAGAAGTAATTACTTCTTCAAGGAAAGTTACCTTTAATAAGGTAGTTAAAGCACTATCCATGACCAAAGCAGTTACTGGAGAGTGGACAGTAAAAGTAGATGAAAACACGCCTGCATGGGCAAAGAAAATGCTAATTAACCTATGAGTATCGTTAACGATAAATTCACCTTCCATGTCCTTGGATTACCACACACAGTTTCTTCCAAAGAATTTAATGCCTGCGCCTACACCCAAAAGGTGGTTAAGTTCGGAAAAATGATGACCGAGCGTGGACACACAGTAATCCACTACGGCCATGAAGACTCTGATCTAATCTGTACAGAACACGTTCCAGTCCTAACTAACCATGACTTCAAGAAGAGTTACGGATCACATGACTGGCGTAAGACATTCTTTAAATTTAATACCAACGACCATGCCTACCAAACATTCTACAAGAATGCTATCAAGGAAATTGAGAAGAGGAAGAACAAGCATGACTTCATTCTACCATTCTGGGGTAGTGGGGTTCGTCCTATCTGTGACGCTCATCCTGACCTAATCACAGTTGAGCCCGGAATAGGATATGCGGGTGGACACTGGGCAAGGTGGAAGGTCTGGGAATCCTACGCAATCTACCATGCCTACTGCGGATTAAAGAACGTAGGAAACTGCAACCAAGACTGGTATGATGTCGTTATCCCAAACTATTTCGATGTAGAAGACTTCGATTACAAAGTAGATAAAGAAGATTACTTCCTCTACCT